TTTCACGTTTCGAAAGATTAAAGTTAAACGAGTATTCAATTTTTTCAAAATTATAAAAATCGTCGTATGTTAGATCCATATCAAAGTGACTAAATTTATCGTAGTTTTGTCTACCGACATATGTATGTCCGATATTAAAATTTGTTATTCCGTTATTAGTTTCAATATCGTTAACAAATGTGTTTTCAAATACGTCCCACTTGCGAGTACTTGAATATTCATCATTATTAAAAAAGAAACTTTCAGTACGATGCACACCCATGTTACACTCTTGAAATTCATGAAGAAGTCCATACTTTTCAAAAATTTCACTAGTAGTAACTGTTCGGATTTCGTCGGGATAACAAGAGTGTAAAAAATCTCCAATATTTTTAGTTTCTTCGTTGTTACTTGCTCTTAGATCATCGATATTATAAGAAATATATTCGTTTTTTACCCATAATGCATGATTTTTATTTAAAAAATCTTGATCAATCGATCGTTCAAAACTGTTAGGATTTTCTAATAATACTGCATTTGGCAAATTTATTAAAATACTATTAATCTTACTAATATGCAATAATAAACGATTTAGTTCATCGTCGAGTCTTGCAGTGCTAAAATCGCAATTCTCAAATAAGTTGTCGCTGTTTTTTATAATAGTTTCAAAAAAAAAAAAAAAAAAATCACGATTCTTAATAACTTCTAAGGGAATAAAGTCTCCCGAGTTTTCAAATACTAACTTAAAATACATTTTTGTCTCTGTTAAAAAATAAGCCCTCCTTGATAAAGAAGGGCTTTATATTTTTTAGTCTGCTGTGTTGCCTTTACGCTGGCGAATCATTGCAAGAATATCAGCAGTTTTACCGCTGGTATCTGATGCAGGTGCACTTACCGGCGCACTTACTGCAACTGGATCAACTTCTTCTACAGGATCTTGCCAGCCTGTGTCGCTAACAGTTTCTGCTACAGGAGTTGCAGCTGGAGCAGGCGCAGATGCTGGTGCAGGACTAGCACTACCCGTATTTGCAAAGTTCATACCTGCAGGTTTGTAGTACTGACCAAACAGTTCAGGATCATACGGTTGACCATCGACACTTGCTTCAAACATTTCATGAATGACTTTAAGTTCAGTGTCAGAGGGTTTCTTTGGAAGAAAGTCACTGAGATCAAACAAACCATGTGCATCGATTGCAGCACGTTCTTCGTTTGTAATTTCAGTTTCTTTACGTGCCCACTTGCTGGTGCTGTAGTCACTGTATCCGCCTTTTGATGTTTTAGTAACCCAAAAGTCCAAACCACGATCGTAATCAGTTGGCAGTTCTTCAATTTCAGTATCCATAAGTGCTGCTTTGATCACATTAAAGATCTGTGGGCTAATAATAAAGCGACGAATCGGATTTTCAGGAGTTTCGTCTTCGTTCATAGGAGTTTCGCGAACAAAACCCTGCATAATATACGAACGCTTTTTCCAATACTTACGACCCATGTCTTCTAAACTTGGATCTTTAAACCAACCACGTACTTCGCCTAAGATAGGACACGGTGTACCTTCGTTGTACATTTCAACACAGGGTACCTGTACCATTACAGGTTTACTGTCCATTTGCCCTTTTACTCCTTGGAAGGGTAGTCTGATCATTGAACGCTCAACCCAGAAGAAGTCGTTGCTTGAGTTGCCATCTGGCAAGAAGCGTAGTTTTGCTGTTGATCCTTCGGGAATGTTCCAGTGTGCATAAATTGCACGGTCTCCGCCTTGTGATCCTGATGATCCTCCGCGGTTTTCTTGTTGCTGTAGTTTAGCACGAATTTCTGCAAGTGTAGCCATAATATGAGTCCTTTCTAATGCCTTGTTTGCCTATAGTGTTGCCTTGTTGCATACACTATTAATACTAATGTATGCTCTTTTATTTATCATGTCAAGATTTTTTTTCAGAAAAAAAGGCAGCGTCGAAACTGCCTTTTAATATATTAAATGCCTGCGTACTTTTTAAGCAATGCTAAACTTTCGCGAACTAGATCTAGATCTTCGTCGTCTGACAGTTCATCTTCGTTGTGCTTTTGCTTTTTCATTTCTTTGTCTTTGATAGCTTTTTTCATTGGCTCTTTGGTGTCGCCGTCGCCATCTAGATCTGGAAAGTCTGGCTTTGCTTTTACTTTAAGAGTTTTTTCTAGTACTAGATCTTCGTCGTCGTTTAGATCACTGTATTCATCTTGTGCTAGTGCTTGCATAGCCGCTGTTGGCTTTTTAGTAGTCATTACATTTTTAGCAATTTCACCTGCTACTGGCATTTCTGCTGGAGTTAATTTTTGACCACGTGCTAGTTTATCGCTTACACGTTTGATTTCTCTTGCTTTGTTTGCATCGCCACCACTAAGTGCTTTTACTACCTGTGTATTGGTTTTTGCACCAGTTGTTCCAACAGTACCCACTGTGCCTACAGTTGCTTCGAAAATTTCTTCTGCCCATGCTTCAAATGCTTCTTCTACGCTTTCATGTGTTCCACCGCTGCGCTTTTTCTTAGCACCGTATACATCCTTGGGATCTTTTCTTACTGCCGCTGCATAATCTGAATCTGTGGCCATCTTCTTGATATCATCAAGATAACGTTTAGCAAGCATCATAGCAAGTTGCTTGTCACGCTTGTATTCTGGAGTAATTTCAGTTCCAAAAACGCTGCCTTCGTCGCTGATGTTGATTGACATGTCGCTAGCAAAGTTTGCAACAGCGTCAGCACCGTCGCCAATCATGCGACTAGCAATATCGCTCATGATAAACGATAACAATCCATCTGCTCGTTTAAACTGTGTACGTCTCAGCATAGCATCTGCTGCGTCATCTTTTTTCAATATCAATACAAAGTTTGGATCTTTGATTGTTTTTTCAACACTTGGGCTTGCTTCGTCAAGTTTGTGTGCTGTATCTTTATCCATTTTTGTTTTGTATTTTTTACCACCAAACTCAAACTCTGGCTTACCAGCACGTGCTGCTGCCGCTGCTGCTTGGTTGAATGCATTTTCATCAACTTCTGCTTCGTTCATACTGTCGCAGCGTGATTGAATTTCACGTGCTACTCTGTCACGTACATCAGTGTCTTCTGCTTCTTCGTGTGGAGTATCATCTGCTAGCATTGTTAGCATTTGCATTGCGCCATCTATTGCAGCCATTACATCGTTTTCGCCTGACTCGACTGTGTCACAGGCAGCTTGTACAATTTCTTCTACTTCTTCGTTGCCGGCATCACTGAACATACCGTAATCCATATTGCTAGCCCATTTGCCTGCTGCTGGGTTGTAATCAGGTGCACCAATGCTTGCTTCATTTACTGCATTACAATTACAGTGTGGACAGTCCGGAGAACATGTGCAATCTTCTGCTTTAACATCTGATCCACAACACTTGTCCGAGCAGTGTGTATCTCTTGCTTCGTTAACTTTTGCTTCTAGTGCTCGCTGCACACTTGGGAGTAGATCAGTCATTTGTTCATTCCATACTTTTCTTGTAAATTTTTCTTGTAATGATGATACGTCGGCTTCGCCAGAAGCATCAGTGGGTTCAAATGTTTCTGCAAACGTTCTGTAGTTGTTTACGTTTTGCATACGCATAATATCTTTTTTAATAGCGTGATAAGTTTCAACTACGCTGTTGCGAATAGTTTCTGCTTCGCTGTCTTCCATTGCATGACGCTTGGTCATACGTGCAAACTTTGCAAGATTTTGCATTTCAGTTACAGTGTTAACAATGTGCTGTCCTATAGCGTCATACGGTGTACCACCTTCGCTTACGTGCACTGCCATTGATCGTGCACCGTTTAGATAGTTGATTGGGAAACGGAAACGCTCGTGGTTGCTTTCAATAAAGATGCTGTCAATGTGTCTGCTACGTGCTCCACGTTTTTCTTCATCTACTGTTTTTTTGTGATACACTACCAGTGTAGCATTTTCAAATTTTTGCATGCTCTTGCGCTTGCTGCCGTACATTGCTGATTCTGTAATTTCCACGTCTGTTTCCTTATAAGGTCCATCGTTTTGTTTAATAAAGTTAAAATCTCTGGTGTCCAACTGATCTTTTTGTATGTCACGTGCATCAAATGCCATTAGGTTTTGCTTTGCAAAGAACCTTAGTTCTTTGAGTAGTTTATACCAATCGTTGCTGTTGTTGATGCTTTCTACCATGTCATGGCTGAAATATACTTTTAAACTTCTGTTGTCAATGATGCTGATGCTAACTGGTCCACGAGTCTCGCCGTTTTCTTCATATACAAAACTGAAGAAACGTGCTTCTGTTGGATCAGTGGTTACTTCCGCATTTTCGTCACCAATAGTAATTGGCGAGAAGCGAGTTCTCAAGTGCTGAAAAAGATCGTTTGCTGTTTTATTCAATGGTTTCATGATACGTGTATTTATCCGTTAAAGCATAATAAATGGCATGGGCTCAACTACATCGTCTATGCTATCTTGTAGTCGTTTTTGTATTTCCGGATCATAGTTTTGCAGTGTCATGCTCATTCTAACTGCTAGTACTGTGCTCATAACCAAGTCATCTTTTTCGCCGGGCTTGGCTGCATAGCTGCTACCGCTGGCTACAAACTGTTTAAACTCGCCTAGCAGTGGTTTGCTGTTTATAACCATGCGATCTGACTCAATCAAGTTTTTCATTTTAGCACAGGCAGTGAGTTTGCTTTTGTTGGTAGTGTTAAATCCTTTACGGAAACGTCTAGCATTTCCTGCTTTGTATGGTTCACTTAAAAAGATACCGCTGATGTTTTCTTCGCCGATTTCGCTGATGCTTACCAGTGCTGCTTCGCCTAGTGTGTTGTTTTCTACACTGTAGTAAACATTGTATTGGTCTTCTATAGTTTCGCTGATATACTTGGTGATTTCTGCTAGTATGCGAACCTGTTGTTGTATTGGTGTTTTGTTATGCATCCATTCAGCAACTTGAATCATCGTTGGCAGTTCATATACTTGTAGTGCAGCATTGTCGCCGCCTGTACCTAAACTTGGATCTAATGCTACCACATATGTCTTGTTTTTTTCAGGCTTTTTCCACCAGCGCACTTGTCCTTGCTTTTGCATTGGTTCACTGCCTTCCATGGTCATCAACTTCAAACTGTTGATTAGTGTTTCGTCATAGATAACCGGTTCGCACAAGTGTTCACGTTTAAATCGTTCTTCGCCTACACGGCTTTTTTCTTCTGCTGCCCAAATTTCATCTCTGTCAGGATGCTTGTCCCATGTAGCAATGTAACTGGCAAATCCATTGATGCCCAATTTGGTTTCATTGCCAAATTCATCTACACGTTTGTTAGCACCTTTCCACAAAAACCAAAACTGGTCTTCATCGCTGTTTGGTGTGCTGGTAATAATTGCTTTACCACCTGTAGCCAGTGTAGGTGAAATCGAAGTCCAAAACTCTTTAGCAATACTAGGACGCACAAATGCAAATTCGTCACAGTACAACAGCGTAATACTCATACCACGTCCGGTTGTTTCTGTAGTTGTTTGGCTTACAATACGTGATCCGTTGTCAAATTCTATACTACCTTTGTTGTAACTTGTAACACCTGCTCGTATATGATCTGGGCACAACTCATATGCATAACGAATACGTTGCATGATTTCTTGCGCACCGCTGTATTTGTGTGCAGCGATAAGGATAGTGCTGTCCGGAACATACATAGCATACCACAGTAGGTATCCTGCTGCAGTTGTGGTTTTGCCCATTTGTCGACCTAACAAGTTAATGCTAAATCTATTTTCATGATAGCAGGTGATTAGTTCTTCTTGGTATTCAAATGCTTTGTAAAGCATTCTACCTTTGGTAGGGTGTTGAATGTTAAAAAAATGATTTGTAAAATAGTAAGCGCCGGTATCAGGATCGGCACATTTTGCAAATTCTATCAATTGCTCATTGGACATGCGATCTTTGGCATATGCCTTTTTTACCAAAACGCCTTCTAAACTTTTACTCATGTTGTTTCTTTCAATTGACCTTATTCCATGTATGTGTTACGTTTTTAACGTAGTTGGGACCATAGTGTGGATCGGTGTAGTTTAAATAAATTTCATTGATCGCTGCTTCTATGTTATCACTCCAATAAATTAAAAACTTGTTCATTCGTGGAAAACGAGGATAAAGATCTATAGTTTGCCAAGTAAACTCATTTATTACACTTGGGTAATCTGGCATATAATAGTAAACCTGTATCAAAGTTAACTGTTCTACTACGATATTCTTGTCTTTCATGTAAATATTTATAAGAGATTAAACGGATACAATGTCAGACTGTCTAATACTTAATGCAGATTATCGACCGCTAAATTTTTTACCACTTAGCACAATATCGTGGCAGCATGCTATGAAACTGGATGTGCTTGGTCGGATACGTCCTGTGGAATGGTACGAGGACTGGCGGGTTAACAGCGCACATGACGAATGGCTTGTGCCCGCAGTTGCAGTTACCAGAGATTTCCAAAAATATAAAAAAAGTGTAAGATTCAGCCGTAGGGCTGTTTTTTTAAGAGATTTGTACACTTGTCAATATTGTGACGAAGTGTTTCCGGTAAAAGAACTAACACTGGATCACGTGATGCCTGTTAGTCGTGGCGGTAAAACTGAATGGGAAAATATCGTAACAGCTTGCAAAAAATGCAACTGGGCAAAAGGACACGACTTGATTGCTCCTAATAGATTACCGTGGAAACCCGAATACTGGCAGATTGTTGCTCGTATCAAGGACCAAGTTACATTTCATATTAAACACGAAAGTTGGAATAGATATTTGAATTAAGATAAAGGGTTTTCACCAGTTAAGTAAGGCTTACTAAACCATAGTCGAAACCATTCGTCTGTTCCGGGTTCAATCTTTTTCTCACGCTGTATTTCTGCTTTTTCTGTGCCAGTAATACTAACATTGCTGCCTTCTGGATTATAGGGCTGCATATTAGAAGAATTGGCAGGAGTAATACCCGCCAACTGTTTTATTTGTTCTAATTCATCCATTAGTCTGCTTTGATAATTTTGTAAATTCCATAAGCAATTGCGACATAAGCAATATAAACTGCAATGCCATT